AGCATGAATGGCTATAATGTTGTCAGAAGTAATCAAGTAACAAGTGGTGACTTCTACTTTGGTAACTTTGCAGACCTATTAATTGGTATGTATGGTGGATTAGATATTACTGTAGATGCATACAGTCTCAGCAAATCAGGTGGAGTAAGAATTGTTGCTCTACAAACTGTTGATGTAGCTGTAAGACATGCAGTATCTTTCTGTAAATCAAGCGACTAATTAACTGATGCTTAAATGGAATGGGGGTAGCAATACCCCCAACTTAAATATGAAAAAATATAAAATATTAACAGACACAATGGCTGGCGGTTCTAAAGTACACGCTGGTGATATAGTTGAACTTACTGAAAACGAAGGTCATTCCTTATGTGGTTATGGCAAAGCAGAAGTTCATGTTGGAAAACCTAAAACTGAAAAACAAGACAGAAGTGTAGGTTTAGAAACATCAAAAGTAAAAGCTCCTAAAACAAGAGCTAAGAAATAATTATGTCAATGGAATTTGATAGAGATTTCAATGGCTACTTAGATGCCACCTATGGGCATGGTATTCAAATTACCTACACACCTACAGGTGGTTCATCTTCTTCTATCAATGTAATCCTGAACCAAGAATATGTAGATATTGACAGTGGTGGATTACCAGTTCAAGGGTATCAACCAGTAGCACAAGCTAAGACTACTGACATACCAAGTATTGCATTTGGTGATACTATAGCTGCTCCAGCTATTAAAAATTTAGATGGAACTCAAATAAAAGCAGCAACCAATTATAAAGTTATAAATTTTGAGCATGATAATTTAGGCATGACCTCTTTGCTTCTTGAGGTTCAATAATGGCAAATCATGTTAGACAACAGATCAGAGAATACTTTGGAACTACACTAACAGGCCTAACAACCACAGGCTCTAATGTTTATGAATCTAGGGTATACACATTACAAGAATCAACACTACCCTCTTTAGTAATTTATACTAAAACAGAAGGCTCTGAGCCAATTGTTATTGGAACTGATAGAGTTATGAGTAGAGAGTTATCAGTTGTGGTCGAGGCGTATTGTAAAGCCACTAGCAATTTTGATGATACTATTGATACAATAAGTAAAGAGGTAGAAGAAGCTATTTCTGCTGATAGAACTCTAGGAGGTCTAGCAAAAGATACATATATTGAATCAACAGATATAGAATTTACAGGTGATGGAGAACAGCCAGTTGGTTATGTTACTCTAACTTTTTTAACGAACTACTATGTCCAGGAAACTAATCCTGATGTGGCGGTATAACAGGAGACAATTATGAAAATGATTAGTCCAAATGGCAAAACTTCAATAGAAGTTCCACAATCAAATGTGGAAACTATGTTGGGAATGGGTTGGAAGGAAGAAGCAGTCCAGTCGGAAGACAAAATTAAATCTTCTTCTAAGAAAAAGCCGAAAGGCGAGGTAAAAGAAAATGTCAACATTTAAAGGAAATGATGGTATTGTTAAGCTAGGTACTAGTGGCGGAACAAATATCGTTGGTGAAGTTAAGTCATATTCTTTAGAACATACAAGTGATACTGTTGAAGATACAGCTATGGGTGATGGAAGCAGAACTCATGTAGCTACATTAAAATCTTTCTCAGGTTCATTGGATGTTTTTTGGGATGATAGCGACACTAATGGTCAAGGTGCTTTTGTAGTTGGAAATACTATAGAGATTAATCTATATCCAGCAGGAGCTTCAGATACTTATTACAGTGGTTCAGCTATTGTTACTGGTGTTTCAAGGACTGGTTCATTTGATGGTATGGTTGAAGCAAGTCTAACAGTACAAGGTACTGGCGATTTAACTACAACAACAGTATAAGAAAATGTCAGTTATAGATAACGCACAAAAACATTTTGATAGCTTAGAAACTAAAATTATAGAAGTCCCTGAATGGGGTGATGACGAAAATAATGCTTTAAAGATTTATTGTAGGCCAATAACTCTTTCAGAGACTTCTAAATTTATGAAATTAGCTAAAGATGACGAGGTTCAGCTTTTGGTTTATGTTTTAATTTATAAATCATTAGACGAGGCTGGAGAAAAGTTATTTACAATCGCTGATAAAAAAACCTTATTGGAGAAGGTAGACAGAGATGTATTAATTAGAGTTTCTAGTGAGATGATGAACAATGTCTCTCAGGAAGAAGTTAAAAAAAAGTAATTGAAGATGAGCAGCTATACATAAAATATGCACTAGCTGAAAAACTAAACAAAACCTTAACTGAAATTGAAGAGATGACAGTTGAGGAGTTTCAGGGTTGGTTGGCTTATCTTGAAATAAAGGAAGAAAGAAATGCGAGCAGCAGGTAAAACAGATTTATTACTGAGAATATTTGGGTCAGATCAATCCAAAAAGGCGTTTGATAGTTTTAATAAAAATGCAAAATCTGCGGAAAATTCTGTAAAAAGAATTGCGACTGTTTTAGTCGGTGCTTTTAGTGTCAAAGAAATAGCTGAAGCTGCCAATGTTATGATTGGCGTAAAAAACAGAATGAACGCCTTAACTGGTAGTGCAGATAAGACTTCATCAGCTATGAATCAGATGAGAAGAATAGCATCTGATTCAAGATCAGACTTTGATGCTGTTGCTATGTTATATACAAGGCTTGCTTTAGCTACAGAACATTTGGGTGCTACTCAAAGAGATGTTGCTGATGCCACCCAAACTGTAGCAAATACCTTTATTATTGCTGGTTCTCATGCTCAAGAGGCAAATAACTCTGCTAGACAGTTAGCTCAGGGTTTAGCTTCAGGAGCTTTAAGAGGAGACGAACTTAGGTCAGTAATGGAAAACAATACCATTCTGACAAAAATGTTAGCTGATGGTTTAAATATGACCATTGGTGAACTTAGAGAATTTGGTCATGCTGGTAAGCTAACAGCAGAAACAGTTATGCCAATTCTTATTAAAGGCACTAAAGAGACTAATGAGCAAATAAATAAAATGCCCATGACTCTTGGCCAGGCTGCTGTTGCCTTGCGTAATAATTTCCAATTTATGATTGGTGATATAGAAGAGGCAACTGGTATATTCTCAAAAATGGCTGGTGCTGTAGGTTTCTTAGCAAACAATATGGATGCTATATTGATACCTGCTCTTGCACTTATTCCTCCTCTCGTACTAGCAGCAGCAAGTGCAATTAAAACCATGACATATACTTTACTTGCAGCAGCCGCAGCAAATCCATTTACTGCTTTGGTTGTTGGAATCACAGCTATAGTTACAGCAGCTTATGTGTTTAGAAATGAATTGGTTTTTATTTTTCAATCAGTGGCAACAAAATGGATTCCATATCTTGCCCTAAAATTTGCTGAGGGTTATATAAAGATGAGAGGTTATGCACATGACCTATTTATATTGCCATTAAAAGGAATGTTTGTAGATTCTTTTAATTTCATTTTAAATAAATTTAATGATTTTATAGAAAGCATAAACAAAGTTAGAGAGCAGTTTGGTGCTAATCCTTTAGATGGTATTACTTTACTTGGTGACCCCAAATCTGCACAAGAGTCTAACAAGAAAAAACTAGAAGCAATAGCTGCTTCTGCCGAACACTTTTTAAATAAAAAAATTGAGAAAATGGATTTACCATCTATCATGGATTTAATTCTTGGAAGGACTGGAAAAGAAGATGATGAAACTGGTTTTGGTAAATTATCAGCACTTGGAAAGTTTTTAGTAGATGCTGAAAAAGCTTATGGAAAATTTGTTACCTCAATAAAAACTATGCAAGACGAGATTAGTGATATTATGAAAAAGTCATATGACGGAATATCAAATTTAACAATGGAATTTTTAGAAAAAGGCAAGGCAAGTTTTAAAGACTTTGCTACTTCTATTGTTAGAGAGCTAATAAGAATAGCTATACAAAAACTATTGCTTGATAAAATGTTTGCATCATTTGGTAGTAGTATATCTATAGCAAGAGATAATTTTACTGCTGGCAGAGAGTTTGATAAATTAACTGATGGAGGCTCTTTGTTTGATTCT